AGGACATTACCTCTTGGTTCAAGGCCCGGGGGCCTATGGCCTTGGCTTCTTGCATCTGATTGGGGGCTTGACCAAGACAGCTAGTGCTGCCCTGCGCCAGTTGACCGATGCCGGTACGTTGGCCAATCTGCCAGCGGGCTTTAAGGCTAAAGGTGCGCGGATCGAGAATGATGACGTGCCTATCGCGCCGGGTGAGTGGCGAGATATGGATGCGGGCGGTATGGACTTGACGCAGTCTTTGCTGCCCCTGCCGTACAAAGAACCAAGCCAGACCTTGCTCTCCTTGTTGGGTTTCTGTGTAGAGGCAGGACGACGTTTAGCGTCCATTACTGATCTGCAGGTAGGGGACAGTAATCAGAATGCTGCTGTGGGTACGACCATCGCGCTGCTGGAAAAGGGTTCCAGCGTCATGTCCGCGATTCATAAGCGTTTGCACTACAGCCAGAAGTTAGAGTTCCAGTTATTGGCAGAAGGTTTTGCCAAGTATCTCCCGCCAGATTATCCCTATGATGTTCCGGGAGAGAGCCGCTCGATCAAGGCTAGAGACTTTGATGATCGCATTGATGTATTGCCGGTATCCGATCCAAACATCTTCTCTGTAGCCCAGCGTATTACGTTGGCACAGACACAGTTGCAGTTAGCGCAAAGCGCGCCGCAGATGCATAACATGTACGAAGCTTATCGTCGCATGTACGAGGCTATTGGTGTGCGGGACGTGGATGCTATTCTGAATTCGCAAGATGTAGACAAGCCAAAAGATCCGTTGAGCGAGAACTCACAGGCTTTGGATGGCTCGCCACTGAAAGCCTATGCAGGGCAGCAGCACGACTCGCATATCATGGCTCACTTGATGTTTGCCATGTCGCCTATTGTTGGAACAATGCCTAATGTGGTGGTCAATATTCAGAAACATATCTTTGAGCACGTAACCTTGAAGGCAGAAGAGTTTGTGGAAGCAGAATTGTTCCGTCAGTACGGCACCGATCCAGAAGGAATGGTGTCTGCACTGCAGCGGGAAGCAATGATTTCCTTAAAGGCAACAGAATTCTACAAGCAAGCTAAAGATATGGCGGATCAATTGTCTGGTGCAGGCAAAGAAAAACCCGATCCTCTGATTGAATTGAAGAAGCAAGAGTTAACGCAGGTTGCGCAGCGCGATCAACAGCGTGCGCAAGGGGAGCAGCAGCGCTTGGCTTTTGATCAGCAGCGTGAAACTAACGATACGCAAATTGATCAAGCTCGTTTACAGCAGCAAGAACAGTTGGCCACAGAGCGCAATGCCGTAACTTTGGCTAAGATGAATCAATCCGGAGGATCAAATGCGCCAAGGACCCAGTAAGATGAAAAAATCACCTAAACCCATTGTTAAAAAGATCAAAACTGTTCCACGTGAAACAATTTCGGACCCACGTCCGACCTATGTTTACCGTAAAGACGCGTTCAACAAGGTAAAAATTACCTAAATAAGCAATTTATACATGTGACTATGTATAAAAGTAGTGTTTTTATATAAATATTTGTGCATAATAGGTACGTAGCCTTCAGATAGGGCTCAAAAACTGTCTGCTTCTTGGAGAATTCCATGCTTGGATTTACTGAACGCGTATTGGCAGAGGTACGTAAACTTCGGAGGAACTCCGAGGATCTCGTTATCAATGGATCAGTGCGCGATATGGAGCAGTATAAGTTTTTGATGGGTCGTATTGAGGGTTACAAATTCGTGGAAGACGCTATTGCGGAACTTCTGAAGAAAAACCCTGAAGATTAAGGACCCATCTATGACAATGACAGCGCTCGAAGAAAAATGGGCACAAGATGCGGCTGAAAAGGAGCCTACACTTGACGATGCCTACGCCGATGACGGCAGTCTTACTATCGAAAACATTGACCAATCCGTTCTGGACCGAATCCCGAAGCCTACAGGCTGGCGGGTTGTCATTCTCCCCTACAAAGGCACGGCAAAAACAAAAGGCGGCATTATTCTTGCCGACCAGACCCGTGAGCGCCAGCAAATAACGACAGTTTGTGGCTACGTATTGGCTGTAGGTGACCTAGCCTACCGCGATACCACCAAGTTCCCTGACGGGGCGTGGTGCAAAGAGGGGGATTGGGTAATTTTTGGTCGGTATGCGGGTGCGCGTATTGGCTTGGACGAAGGGGAGATCAGGATTCTCAATGATGATGAGATTTTGGCTCGTATCAACAACCCAGAAGACATTCTGCACATGTAAGGATTAATATGGCCAACGTAATGTCAGACAATCAGCTTGAATTTAACCTTGGGGAAGACGAAGTGACCACGGACGTAGAGGTTACGGAAACTCCCGAAATAAACTTACCAGAAAATGATACGGTAGAAGCGTCACAAGAAGAAAAGCCTGCTGTTTCGGCCCAACGCAATGAGTTAGATCAGGTTAGCGAGAATGTGCAGCGTCGCATTGCTAAACTGACTGCCAAGATGCGGGAAGCGGAGCGGCGTGAGCAAGCAGCATTAGAATATGCAAAGAATGTTCAGTCTCAAGCGCAAGTTCTTCAGCATCAACTGGTCCAAACAGACCAGAGCCGTATGTCTGAGACAAAATCCCGTATGGATACGCAGCAAGCTACGCTGCGTTCTATTATTCGGCGCGCCAGAGAAGAAGGCGATATTGAAACAGAAACAGAAGCGCAAGAAAAGCTGTCTGAGCTTACATATGAGCAGCGCAAGTTGCACGATACGGTTCAGGCACAGCATTATCATGCACAACAACAGCAATATCAGGCGCAACAGCAGCAAGTTGCGGCGCAACAGCAACAACCAGCACGCCCTGCTCCCAGCCCCCGCGCGGAAGAGTGGGCAGAGCAGAATCAATGGTTTGGCAAAGACCGAACCATGACTTATGCTGCATGGGGCTTACATCAGACACTTGTTGACGAAGAGGGTATTGACCCAAATTCTGACGAGTACTATACTGAATTAGATAACAGGCTTAGAACTAACTTTCCAACGAAGTTCGCGTCTGCTCAAAATACACAGAGACAACGGTCGAACGTGCCAGCCGTTGCTCCTGCATCTCGTAGTTCTGGGGTGAATAGTGCACGCCGTTCTGTCCGGCTATCGCCGAGTCAGGTTGCTATTGCAAAGAAACTGGGCGTTCCTCTTGAGGAATATGCCAAATACGTTAAGGAGTAACAAATGAGCCAAGAAAAACTTACTATCGACCGCGCTACTCGTTCCACTCGTGAAAAAGAAGCGCGTCGCAAGCCTTGGGCTCCTCCTTCACGTTTGGATGCGCCCCCTGCCCCTATCGGTTTTCAGCATCGCTGGATTCGTGCCGAGATCAATGGGTTTAGCGACAAACAACACATCTACGGTAGGATGCGAGAGGGTTATGAGCTCGTTCGTGATGAAGAACTACCTGAAGAATATCGCAACACGCTGCCTACCATTGAAGATGGTAAGCATGCGGGTGTTATCGGTGTTGGTGGCCTGTTGCTTGCTCGCATTCCTGAAGAAACTCTGGCCGAACGCAATGCTCACTACAACCGTAAGGCACAGGATCAGATTCATTCAGTAGACAATGAAATGATGCGCGAAAACGCTCATTCAACCATGCGTATTGAGAAGGCACAACGCTCTTCTCGCACTACTTTCGGAGGTCGTTAAGACCTCACAACCTTTTAGGAGCTTCAAATGGCAAATACAAATAAGCCTTTTGGTCTGCGCCCGATGGGTAACCTCTCTGCTACTGGTGCACAGAAGCAGTACGGCTATTTAATCGCGGACAATCAATCCGGCGCTATTTTTCAAGGGGACCTTGTTACCTTGAAAAGCGGTTTTATCGTTAAATTTGACGCTACTCTGCACATTGTTGCAGTTGGCGTGTTTAACGGTTGTAACTACACCGATCCAACCTCTGGTAAGCCTACTTGGTCTAACTACTACCCGGGTTCGGTCAACATTACTTCTGGCCAAATTACGGCGGAAGTTGTGGATGATCCAAACCAACTATTCTTGATCCAAGCGGATGAAGACGTAGTCCAAGCGGACTTTGGTAAGCAAGCAAGCATTCTGTATGCTGCAGGCAGCAC